AGTTGTCCACGTTCACAGTATGTATTAGAGACAAAGTTAGCTTCACTAACAAAGAAGTTATATAAAACTTGATCTCGTTTATTTTGAAAAGCCAGCCGGGGCTGAATAACAAACCCCGTTGTAAGTTGACTCATGCCCCGTACTCACTCCTTTAGGCATTATTTCTTGATGCAAACCACGTAGTATTTTTCAATGCCGACCATTTTCAGATCCGGATGATATAGATTAAGAAACGCTTGAATATAGCCTTCATACTGTTCTTTGTTCTTGGCTAAAAATTTATAACAATGAGGGAATGCTATGCGTTCTTCTCTCATTTATCAAACGGTAAATCCTCATCTTTAATATCGATTTCCTCTCCTCCAAAATCGAAGGCGCTTGGCTTTCCTTCTGGTGCTTCTTGCTGAGATTGGTTGTTTTCCATATCTTCCTCAACCTGATATTCAGCATCAATAAATCCATCACCAAATTGTCCCTCTTTGACCTTGCTAACGGAATTATCGTATTGTAAGCCTTCCATAACTGTTCTTGTCTCTTGCTGTTCAATTGAGATAGGAGCCGTTTTTAAAAGCTTGATAAGAACTGTTTTCTTGGCCATTTCAGTAAAGTGGTCTTTCCAAGGACCAAATACGTTGCCGTTCTTTTGGCTTTTTGTAAAACGATCTCTATGCTTTTCTACCTGCTTACGGCTCATTACAATAAAGTCAAACGCTCCATCTTTTAATTTGTACACTGCGTAAAAATGAGTAATTTTACTTTCATCTTCTTCACCGATAGGCTTATGCTTTAAATCCTTATCTAAACCATAGCTATATTCAAACTCGTCACCCTCATATACTTCATGAGCGTATACGCTTGTAATTTCACCTGTACGCCTAGCTAAATCAATAAGGCCTCGATACCCTAATTGAAATTGAGCTTCCATACGTTTTGTTGATCCGTTGAAAAAAGGAACAATGTAAGCATGTCCTAATAAATTGGGCTCAACGCCAAGTACTGAACAATTAACCACAGCTCCTACAATTGATTCTGGGGAGCATTCCATTAACTTAGGGTTACGACTTGCCGCATTCATTCCAATACGTATTAAACGCTCAGGAGTGACGTGTTTTGGTGCGATAGAAGTAATTGCTTTAAATTGTTGCTTAAACATTGTAGCTAGCTGACCTTGAAAACCTGTGTCCTCCGTTTTTGCTACGCTGTTTTTTCGTTGCGCTAATTGATTTTTAACTGAATTGTTAGTTGCCAATTTTATGTCCTCCTTATTTAATTCCGAATCTACGAGATAACGAACTTGAAGCTACTTCTTCATAAACCTCTGGATATTTTTCTTTTAATAACTTGGAGTTAACACGTGAGCTACTAATGGTTTTCCAAGTAACTAAACGATCACTTGTATATGCTGCTTCGCGTTCTCCCAGTAATAATTTCAATTTATTTTCAGCCTCTTTACGACGTTCAGAAGCTTCTTTTTCTTCTAATTTTGCTTGTTCATAGTTTGAAATTAAGTCAGATGCTTCAGGAGCTAATTCAACAGGTTCTAAGCTACCATCCCCTTCTGGATATATTGCTTTCAATAAATTTGTTGAAGCCTCCGAACCATCAAATGCAGGAGGGTTTTTCTTAAGAACGTGATTGTTCCAAAAATCAGATTCAATCTCAATCAGATAGTTAATAATTTCTTCATCACGCTCTATCTTTTTATAAATAAATTTATTTCCACCGATTAAAACAGCAATCCACCATGCTTCATAGCCAGTGACAGCCATGTAATGCTGACATTGAATCAAGTATTGAGCTGGAATCTCTTCCTCTTCCCAATCGCCTTTCAAATATTCACTAGCCGTTTTACATTCCAGTCCTTCCTTTTTGCCAATAATTAAACGATCTACATTAGCTAACATGAAGCTATGTTTTGGATGTTGAAGTATCGCTTGACGTTTTTGAACTTTTAAACCTGTTCGCTTAGAAAATTCTTGTGCCACGACATTTTCAAGAACATGCCCGAAATATGCTGCTTCACTGCTACTATTTTCAGAAGGTGATTCGCCGATCTTATCAAGATAAACTCCAATTGGTGATTTCCATTTACTTAATCCAGCAATAGCACCAGCATCTGATCCGCCAATGCCTTTTTGTCGATGTTCTAACCATTCAGCTTCACTCATGTTGGATGTAGGTATTAAGATTTCAGCTTGCATTGATCTCACCATCCATTTGCTTTTTATAAAGTTTTTTAATAAACTGTAAGTACCTTAAAATTCTTTAACATTTAAAGTCTGCACCTGGCCGTGCAGGCTTTTTTATTCTGCTGTTGTAAATTTGAAGCCGTACTCTTCCTCTAAGTATTTTTCTAAATCATCTTTTAAAACCACTTCACCGGTATTGTCATCCGTTACGATTTCATCACCAATAAGAATCTCAGTTCCGAAATAATCAATGCCAGCATGTTTAGACTGAGCAACCATATTCACGTAGCCTGTACGATTTACTTGAGTGATTTCAGGGTGTTCTAAATGCATGTTATTCACCTACTTTCTGATGCTATCTGATCGCATCGTCATGACCAGGAAAATGAGTTGTGCCTTTACGGTTGAGGACCGATAAATAAAGGATTCTCCTGACCATGACGACAAGAACAATGCTTGTCGCCCACTTATGTAATGTGGTATAATTTAGATACACATTTTGTATTATGTTTAAGGCAGTTGGCTAACCCATTTAGCTGACTGTCTTTTTATTTGTCCACACATTTTGCCGAATTCTACGTTCAATATCTAAAAGCAAAATCGGATGTCCTTTCAATGCTTTACACCACTTACTAACTTCACTTGCTTTCATCATTGGTAACTTATACATAGCTTGTCTCCTCCTTGTTTTTGAGGTAACGTTTCACTATATCAACATCGAACCCTTCAGTTTTCATATCTGCTACAATCTTTTCTACTCTACTTAATAACTGTTTTTGAACTTCTCTAGCTGCAAGCACTGTGTCAAATGTTTCTTCCTGTAGCTCCTGCATATTTGCACTCAAATCAATAGACTCGATAACCGCCCATCCGGCTTCTTCTAATTTTCTTGCCCGATCATAGATGTTTAAAACTTGTACACTCACTTAACTAGCCCCCTTGATTTCAAGGTCATTTCCAATTGCTGATCAATTTGTTTTAAAGAGAAACCGTACCTTTCACATACAACAGCAAGTAGATTAAATTCAGCTGCAAGCTTTTCTGAATACTCCTTTACGAACTGTCTAACCTCTTCGCGCTCAATCTCATTAGCGTGATCAGCTGGAATGTGCCAGAAATCTTTGTTCCAGTACTCCTCTGCTTCTCTGCGCTCCTTTTCAACGAGCATTCGCATAGAAGCAATATCCCTGTGTATTCGATCTCCGTTCATATAAGGAGTTAATGAAATTCCTGCTGTTTCTTTCATAGTTCCGATGTAGTATTTAAAGCTATCGATACCCCTTGCTAGAATTGGTTTTGCTTCCTTAGCGATAGCTCGACTACCAGTGGCCCATTTAGAAATCGTGGATTGATCATAGCCAACTTCATTTGCAAATTCCATTTGGGTTTTCCCTTGTTCCTTCAAGATTTCTCCTAGGTATGCATTTCTTTTCATAGCTACCTCTCCTTGTCATATTCAATTGTCCGTTTCTAATATTGCAGCCATATTTCTTACCTGTTTTTATGGCTTGTTTGCATGTTACCCTTATACTAGAAGCCCGTTATTACATAGCGTTTTCACTGAAAAAATTAGTGTTATCTTCAACCCATTCCGTATGGCGTTCTATCCAAATCTTAAGCATGTGCGTGGTTACTTTTAATCCACCAATTTCTCTAGTACATGGAAATCCTTTGCGACGAGATAAAACATAAACTTGGCTTTCACTAACTCCTAGGAACTCAGCTGTCTGTTTTACAGACATTAGTGGTTGGCATGATTCCCAAGCACTGTTATATGAATTTGCTCTTTCTAAGCGTTTTTCAAGATTTTCTAATCGTTCCATAAGCGGCGCCATGTCAATGGAGACGTTGATTGAATTACCCATTTGCGAATACCACCTTTTCGTTTGATTGATTTAATAGATTCTTGTACCAGATAAATACTTAACCCCAAGATAAAGATGTTGGATGTTGTCACTACGAACCAATATGTGAGTAACTCTTGCCAGATCATCTTTTAAGATCGCCTCCTACCTCTAATCCAACTTATAGTAACGATTCGTTACTATTTTCTTCAAAAAAAACGGTCCAACTAAATCCAAGTGTATTCGCTATTGATTTAGCAACTTTCACACTAGGCTTTCGGTTACCTGATTCAATCATTGTGTAATAGGCACGTTCTATATTGGCCTGTTTTGCCACATCTGAATGGGTTAAATTTTTTTCATTTCGAATTGTTTTTAGCCATCCCCTCATACTCTCAACCCCTTTCTAGTTGTTTTAGTAACGAAGTGTTACCTTTAGTATAGTATCGTTTCGTTACTTTGTCAACGGATAAAACAAAAAAATGTTTCGATTTGTTACATATAGTTTAAAGTAACTATTCGTTACATTAAAATGAACCTATCGAAAGGAGTGAAATTAATGTTTTCTGTACGTTTAACATATCTACGAAAAAAGAAAAACGTTACACAGCAAAAAGTAGCTGATTATTTAGGGATAACACGTCCTGCTTATACAGCATACGAGCAAGGTAAAAGACAACCTGATTATGAAACGCTGACTAAGATAGCTGACTTCTTCGATGTGACGGTAGATTACCTTATAGGTCGTACTGATGATACTCAAGGAGATTCCATTAAAGAAGATGATGATAAAGTTCTTGATGGATTTTGGGGTTATGACTTAAAAGGATTATCTGAAGAAGAAATTCAAGAATTAAAACGACAAATACGAAAAGAAATTGAATTTTACCTCTGGCAAAAAGAACAAGACGCAAGAAAATAATTTTTCTAACAAGTTACATATGCGTCTTCTTCTTGTTATATTGTTGTTATTAATAAATGCTGTTATTAATATAGAGTGAGAAAGTGATTGAGATGTGAGTAAGAAAGTGATTGAGATTTTAGCTTTTTAAAACCTCTGAATCCCTTGGTACATAAGACTTTGAAGGATTTGAGTGATTGAGAAAGTGATCGTGATATGATCGAGTTCTTGTTTGTGCTAAAGTGCTCTATTTTTTTACCCAAAAATAAGAACGTACTTTCTCTTATCGCCGTTTTTTAAGGAGTGTTTTTAGTGCATTTAGAATATGTACCTACCCATCTAGAGGAATGGATTTCAAATGAATATATGAAAAGGAATGTTCTATATCCTGAAGATTTAACAATACCAAACCTCTCTAAAAGATTTAATTTTTTAGTTCGTACTCATCCAAGAGATTCTGCTTCTGGTGAATGGGCTGGGATCCATTTAATACACCTAGATAATAGAATTGATCATTTAAAGCAAAAGGAGAATTTTTATCATGAATTATGTCATGTGCTAAGACATGTTTACACTCAGGATAAGATGCCTCAAATGTTTTTTGAATTGCAAGAATATGAAGCTCGAAACTTTGTTAAGTATGCTGCAATTCCTTATCATATGCTAATGTATTTAAAACGTGGTGAACATTCTTTAAAGCATGCTTCAGAATTATTTGGAGTACCAATTGAAGTGTGTGAAGCAAGATTGAATGCAATAAAAGCTCGACAAGCATATAAGAGGAGTCAACTGTTTAGACCTTTATTACCTGCTATGTCAAAATATTAAGCAATTATTTTTTTAAGCTTTTTTACTGGGAAAATATCTTAGAATTTTATTTTTTTGGGATATTAATAGTTAAATATAAGGAGTGTATATGATGGGTCAAAAGAATGATTCGAATAAAAAGAAAGAATCCGAAAGTGCATTATTCCAAAGATTGATAAGAGAAAAACACCCTGATAATTGGTTAGTTGATCCAATTAGTATAGGAGAAAAATCTAATACAGGTGAGTGTGGAGCTTTTCTGGAAGATGAAGTTATTATTTATAAACTCATGGATAATAAAAAAATCATAAAAACTGGAGAGTTGATCTGGCCAGTAGAAAAGCATGGTAAGGTAGATCATTTTGCCTTTAAATCTATTTTCGCTATAGATGGAGTAACTTTTGTTACAGGTAGCCGAGGAAAAGATATTCAAAAATTTCTGGAAGGAGAAAAGAAAAATACTTTTACTAAAGTGCCTCGAAAATTTTATCAAAAAATATTAGGGTTTCGCTCTAAAAAACGTTGGAAACAAATCACGGCTAGTTTAATTTACTTATTCATAATTTCTTTTATTATAGGCCTCTTTAATGGCGAAGATGAAACTTCTACAAGTGTTCCTGCAACTAAAAATACAACAACTGAAACTGCTTCATCAACAAATAATGTTTCTGTGGAAAAGAAAGATAAAGAACCTAAAACAGTAAAGAAAATTGATCCTAATAAGCTTGTAATGTTTAAAAATGGCGATTATACAGTAGATGAGGACATTTTACCTGGTAATTATATTGCTTCTACCAAAGATAAAGTAGGTGGAAATTTCGCAGTTTACAGAAAAGGAAACTCAAATGCTATTGTTAATGAAATACTGGGTACCGACTTAGAGCCTCCTCTTATGTATAACGACTTAGATATTAAGTTGAAAAAGGGCGATACAATAAAATTAAAAAGTTTTGAAACAAATGTAGTCTTCACCCCGATCTCTGATGAAGAACTTAAAAAGAGAACAGCTGAAGAAGAAGCATCAAAGGAAGAGCAAGCTAGAAAGGCAGAAGAAGCTAAACAACAGGCCGAAGCAGAAGAAGCAAAACGTAAAGCTGAGCAAGAAGCCCAGGCTGCTGCTGAAGCAAAACGTAAAACTGAACAACAAGCCGCGGCAGACAAAGCTGCTCAGGAAGCATCACAATCTACTAACACTAATACTAATGTGTTTTATGCAAATTGTAGTGAAGTAAGAGCTGCAGGTGCTGCCCCAATTAGTCAAGGTCAACCAGGTTACTCTAGAAAGCTTGATCGTGATGGAGATGGCATTGCTTGTGACCAATAATAATTAAGAGAATTGCCCTATTAGGGCTTTTCTTTCACTCTTAAACAGAACATATATTCCCTTTATGGAGGTGATTTTTATGTTATAGCTAACTGTGGTTGTTTAATAATGCAATTTCTAAATATATTTTTTAAGGAGGATTTAATTCTATGGCTTATTTTCGTAAAGTTCCATCTAAAAAAGCAAAATCAGGTTATACATGGTCGTTTACTATTGAAACTGGTGTTGATCCATTAACCGGCAAACGTAAGCAAATGACGAGAAGAGGATTTGCTACTAAAAAAGAAGCAGAAAATGCAGCAAAAGAATTATCAACACAATTAGAAAACGGATTAAACATTATAGATAACAAAATGACTCTAAATCAGTATCTACCTAAATGGCTTGAAATGGCTGCTAAACGCAAAGTTAAAGATACTACCTTTGACCACTATCAAAATGTGATTAACTTTCGTATACTCCCCATTTTAGGTCACCTAGCACTAAGGGATTTAAACGGAACTGTATGTCAAAAATTTTTCAATCACCTTTTAGATCAAGAACTTTCAGAGAGATATATCAAATATATTTATAATGTTTTGAATACCTCCCTAGAAAAAGCAATTGATTGGGATTTAATTCTAAAGAATCCCTTACGCAAAGTTGATCTACCTAAAGAGAGAAAGCGTAAGTACACAGTATGGAAAAGAGAGGAAATCCATCGTTTTTTACAATTTGCAAAGGATGAGGATCTACACTACTTCGCATTATTTTTTGTTTGTGTTTATACTGGAATAAGACGAGGAGAAGTATTAGGGTTAAAATGGGAAGATGTTGATCTTAAGGATGGTACCCTTCATGTTCAACGGAATCAAACCTACCTTAGAGGAACTTATTCCTATGGCTCTCTCAAAACAGAGTCATCTAATCGTATAATTAAACTTGATGATGAAACATTGCATATATTAATGCAAAATAAAAAAAGACAGAACGAACTTAAATTGCTATATGGACCTCAATATAGTGCTGAAAACCTCATTTTTAGCCGTAAGAATGGACAACCCATAAACTCTGCAACACTGGCCAAAATCTTTAATCGTATTATCAAAAAATCGGGTGTTCCTAAACTCCGTTTTCATGATTTGCGTCATACCCATGCTACTTTATTATTAGAAGCTGGTGTAAGTCTAAAAGAAGTTCAAGAACGTCTAGGACACTCTAGTATTAAAATGACTGGAGATATTTATGCTCACGTAACAAATAAAATGAAAAATAATGCTTCTAAGAAATTCAGTGAATACATGCAAGAACATAGCTAAGCGGCAATTGGTTACTTCCCCGCCGTTTACCAACTTCTAATAAATGTGGTCAAAATGTGGTCAACATTTAAAAAAACAACTAAAAAACGTTGTTATTTCAAAATTATTAAAGGTATGTACTTCATACTAATAATATGAAGATATACTGAATAAAAAGTGGAGGAATATGATGTCTTTAATAAAAGAAGCACGTAGATATGCAGAACACGCTCATAGCGGCCAAATGCGCAAACTGTCCGATATACC